TCTGCACCAAGTGTGGACACTGGGCGGCAGACGAAACAGAACTATGTCCTCACGTCAAATACGAGAAGGGCAACCGGTTTTTCGATGAACAAGGTCGGATGCACCGGGTCGCTGAACTGTGCGGCCACGAGACACTGGACCCCACTGGTGGTGTTCAGTTCATCGAAGCGTCCTGGGTCGGTGTCCCGGCTTTCACCGGGGCGGTACTCCGGAACATCCTCGTCCCCGGCGCTGACCTTGCTAAGAAGGCTCAGCGGGTTCTGGAATCCCCGCCCCCTCAGTGGTCTGCGGAATCCCGCGTCATGGCCGCTTCTGCTGCCCCTGTCGTCACCCCCAAGGGTGACAGGGTGGTGGCTCGGATGGGCCACCCGAAGAAACCCGGCGTTCGGGTCGGAGAAGTCGGGAATCCCCGTTTCGTGATCGAAGATGACGAAAACGACATGTTCCTGGCCGGGTGGGAGGACGAACTAGGCGGTGGTGGGGAAGACCCGGCGGAAGGTGGGGAAGACCCGGCGTCCTCTGCCCCCCAAACCCCCGATGACCCACTGAAGGCCCTCGAAGACGACATGGTTCGGGTCGTGAAAGAGCGGGTCCAGAAACGTCTCCGCGAGGAACTGGCCACGCCATCGGTCCGGCCCAGTGATTCGTCCATCAGGACCAACTCTAACATCGTGAAGGACGCCTATATCGCTGGCCTAGATGCTATCGTCCGTACAGCATCCACGGATGCGAACATGTTGAATGCCATCGCCGCGTTCAATAGGATCAACGGGGTCAACATCCCGATCCCCCTGTATCGTGCTGCGCTCAAGGTCGGCAGCGTGACCCGGTATAGTTCGGTCGAAGCCTTCCTGGAATCGTGTGCGGCGGCACTGGGTCGCAAGCCCGCGAAAGAGGAAGCGTTGACACTTCTCCGACTGGGGAAGTTGCTCGCACGCGGAGGTTCCGTGGGCGGGAATTACAAACATGGCAGTCGCCAAGGAGGACCCACATGAAAAGGAATCGTGAGCGTCTGACGTGGGCGGCGGGACGCAAGGCGTCTGCCCCGCCTGCAACCCCCGGCTACGGAGTCGAGGATCAGGACCATCCGGCCTACTACGCGGATCCTGATGCTGACGACTACGAAAATGGTGACACTTCTTCGTGGGCCGAGGATCCCAGGACTCCGCCGTACCCCCAGGGGAATCCACCCAGTACCCCTGGATATGACGTTGAGGACCAGGATCATCCGGCGTACAAGAGGCTGCCCCGTGTCCCGAAGGAGGCATCCATCCGCGAGGCGATCAAGCGGAAGGCAGCCAAAGCCGTGCGGGTAGCACGTCTGATGCTTGGGGAGTATGCATCGGATGCACAAATCGAGGATCAGGCTCTTGATTTGATGGACCTGCCCGACGAGCAACTCACCGCCACCCTTAATCGCGTCAGTGGCAACCCGATGGTCGCAGAGGAAGAGGTTCCCGATGAGAGCCAGGTGACGGAGGCCGAACTGGACACCCCGATGGAGGATGGGGACCAGGTGACGGAGGCCGAACTGGACGCCCTGCTGGCTGAGGATGACCAGGTGACGGAGGCCGAACTGGACGCCCTGCTGGCTGAGGGGGAATCTGACGAGGAAGATCCTGTCGATGAAGGCAAGGCGGCTATGGAGGCTCTGTCCTGCAAGATCGCTGAACTGCAGGAGGAGATCGAGATGCTGAAGTCAGGGGGCTGGAAGGCGGCTGGCCAGAACGCCCCCGGCGGCAGCCAGAATGGCGCGAACGCTCCCGGCAAGGATGAGGACGAGGCTAGGGCTGAGGGTAAGACCAAGACGGCTTCCGCCGCGAAGCGGGCAGCTAGGGCGTTCTTCGCCTCGATGGACACTGACGGCGACGGGTTTGTTCTTCACTCCGAGTGGATCGGCAATCCCGCCATTTTCTCATCCGCTGACAAGGATAAGGACGGCATCGTCTCGGAAGAGGAAGTCGTCGAAGAGCTGACCAAGAAGAAGGCGGGCGATGTCCCTGAGGCCTTCAAGAAGAACTGGGACAAGGACGAAAAGAAGAAGGCGGCATCCGACGAGGAAGAGGAGGATGTCGAGGAGGATGTCGAGGAGGATGTCGAGGAGGATGAGGAGGCTTCCGACGAATCCGACGAATCCGAGGAAGAGAAGAAAGGGAAGAAGGCCTGCGGTGAGATAGATGCTGAAGACATCGACGATGCATCTCTGTTTGGTCTGACCGATGACCCGATGGGTCTGGGTGAATCCCCCGTGACGACCCCCGAGGAAGATGCTCTGCTGGCATCGGTGTTCGGCAGGGTCGCCAAGAAGGGCGAGGAAGAGGAAGTGGTCGAGGGAGACGAGGAAGCGGTCGAGGGAGAGGAAAAGGAGGTCGAGGAGAAGGTCGAGAAGAAGGCCTCCCGCACCGCTTCCCAGAAACCGCAGCCTCGCAAGGCGTCGGTCGGCCCCAAGACGATCGGCACCCAGGTTCGCATCGCCGGAGTGAAGGACGAAGTGAGCGAACTGTCCCGTCTGTGGGAGTCCGCCCCCGACGTGTCCGAAGTGTTCGGCCTGAAGTAGGGAACCTTGGAGGGGTCGGTCTTTCGGGGCCGACCCCTCCAAGAATCTTACTCCACCCTCCAATCATCTAAATCAATAACAACAACCCCAGCAGAAGCCGGAAAGATTCGTTGATTCCACTCGAGTTGCGATTTTTTTGTGATGCCTCCGTTAGAGTTCCTATACCCACTGATCATCAGTGTAGGGAGGATGCTTTGGCAAACTCCCTGGGTCCACGGTAGGGTTGCGCGGAACCGCCGTGGGTGTTGACATCCACCAGGTCACCTGTAACAAGGTGCGGGAGGAAGGAAGATGCCTCTGCATGGGCAGGCTTCTGGGGGATGGACGGAGAGTTCGTCGGCACTGCGAATTCTGAACCTTGGGGTTCGGAACACACTCGCAACCCTGACGGACGATGCGTTCACCCAGAGCAACCCCACGGCGGTCGCAACGAACGTATCGACTCGGGTCGACACCACGATCCATGGTGTTCTGTCCGGGTCGGTCTGCTTCGCTCGGCCGGACGCGGGGCCGTACGATCAGTTCGTGGGTGGGCCGGGTTCTGATGCGGTCCAGACGGCGCTAGCTGCGTCGCCCCTGTGGCGACAGGGCTATCGGCCCCTGGGCCTATTCATCAACTCGGCTGTCGGCAACGCCTATGAAAACACACCGGGCGTTGCCAGTGGGCTTGGGCCGTACGTGTGCGCTATGGGAACCTATGGCGATGCACTGTACGAGACCCATATGATCGGGGATGCCGTCGGTGGTGATCCGCCCGCCGGTACCGCGATCCGCTATGTCACCGGCCAGCGACTGATCTCGTCGCGTAACGGGTTCCTGATGCCTGCAACTCAGCTGAACCTGGCCGGGGCCGCAATCGTCAGCACCGATGATATCACGGTGGCAGCAGAGTCTTTCGTGGCTACTGCTGACAATCAGTCGACAGTCATCGGCGTCCTGAAGATGGTCCCGGACGCGACGCAGGCCGAGCTGGTCTTCGATGCAAGGCTGTAGGAGGTGATGACGATGGAAAACACCGTAGGACCCGCTGTTAAGCATCGCATCATCTCCGAGTACATCAAGACCCCGGCTGGGCGTGCCAAGCTGGCGGCCTCGATGACGCAGCCCCTGCGTCTGCGTCGTGACTATGCCTCCGTGGGCCGCAAGACCTTCCTGGTCGAGCAGCTCCCCGACGGCGCACTGCCGATCTACGACAAGGATCCGGACGTGACCGCGTACGTGGTCGGTGAAGAGGGCCAGAACATCCTGGCCATCACCAAGCCGCGCCGCGTGATCTTCCCCCTGTTCGAGATCGCCAGCAACCCGGAGATCCCTCTAACCCAGATCAAGGACCGGCGCTTCGACCTAATCGAGCGCTCTCAGGATCTGGCCCGCGCCCAGGTTCAGGCTGCGGAGGACGAGCGCTCCTTCGCCATCCTGGACAGCATCGCCACCGCGGGCTTCGACTCGGTGCCGGGTCAGACGAACCCGGATATCCCCGTCGTCGCCCCCATCAGCGGCGCTGTCCTGGCTGACGCTTTCGCCCTCATCGAGCGGCACGACCTGCGCGTTGCTCGTGTTTACATGAACGCTCGCGACTATGCGGATATCCGCAAGTTCGGGCGTGACATCCTGGACATCGAAAGCCAGGCGACCCTGCTGAAGACCGGCCTTCAGGCGGTCCTGTGGGGTGCGCAGGTGATCACGTCCAGGTTGGTCCCGGTCGGGACGGTGTACGTCTGCTGCGAGCCCGAGCACTTTGGTCGGATCCCGGTCCGTACCGAGCTGACGGTCCTCTCGGCCGACGACCCGAAATCCCGCACCATCGGCTTCAGCGTGTTCGAGAATTTGGGCATCGGGGCCTTCAACCCGAAGGGATTGGCTCGGCTGACCATCACTCGGTAACGCCCGAACCTGAACGAAAGAACGCCCGTGGGGGCCGCGCCCTCCACGGGCGTTCTTGTATCTACTCGATAGTTGCGTTTCGTTGCATTTCCGGGTACTGTGTGCCCGGAGGTGCCCGATGCGCCCAATCCCCTGCCCCATCACCCCCGAGGAACTGGCCTGTCTAGTCCGTGACGAGAAACTCACGGACGAGGACATCGCCGGTCGGTTGCCCGGTGGGACCGTTCACCGGGTCCAGTCGTGGCGCAAACGATTCAGCATTGAGGCCCTCCCCCGGTGGTCCCGGAACGAGGTCACCCCCATTGAGGGACAACTGCGATCTCTACTGGTGGGGTCCATGCTGGGGGATGGGCGTCTTGTCCGTCGGGTGCATGCCACCCACTACGCCGAACG